GTCATCGTTCCGGCCATGCGCCCGGCCAATGCCGAGCTGTTCATGGTCTCGCTGAGGGCCTCGACTGACGCGGCCGCGGTCTACGCCGTGACCGACGCTGAAACCGCGCCAGCGTGGCGCACAGCGGGCGCAGAGGTGCTTGTGGGCGACGAGGTGTCGTTCGCGCAGCGGGTCAACGCCGGCTACCGGGCTACCGACGAGCCGTGGCTGTTCATCGTCGGCGACGACGTGAAGTTCCATCGGCACTGGCTCATCAACGCCAAGCTGATCGCTTCCCGTCGCTATCACGTGGTCGGCACCGCCGATATGGCGAACCCGCGGGTGATGTCCGGCGAGCACGCCACTCACCTGCTGATTCGCCGCAGTTACGTCGACGAGGTCGGCGCCTCGTGGGACGGGCCGAAGGTGGTGTGCCACGAGGGTTACCGGCATTGGTTCGTCGACGACGAGATCGTCGTCGTGGCGAAACACCGCGGCGTGTGGGCGTTCGCCCGCTCGTCCGTGGTGGAGCATATGCACCCGATGACCGGCAAGGCCGACTGGGACGAGGTGTACGAGATCGGCGTCGCCCACAAGGACGCCGATGAGGCACGGTTCCGATCCCGGCTGCGCGAGCACTTGATGGGGGAAGCGCAATGAGTGCCCAAACTGAACTGCGCGAAGAAGTATTGGCGGCGTTGTACGCCGAGTTTGATCGTCGTGACCGGAAATCCCGTCTTGTGTGGGTCATGTCGGACGAATGGTGGCGCGATATCCGGTCGATATTCCTCGATCCCACCGTGTTTTTGATCTTTCCGCGGAGCGCTGACTATCAACTGCTCGGTATCCCTGTGGATATTCGTGACGACGCTGGGTTTCCGAAACTTCGACCAGCGTGATCTCCTACATCACCGCGTCGAACAACCGACAGGTCCTCGACGCGAACCTGCTGGCCACTATCGACCTGAAGGACGACGACGAGATCATCGTGGTGGACGACCCGCCATCGATCGCCGTGGCCTACAACCAGGGACAGAAACAGGCCCGGAACCCGATCCGCTGCTACGTCCACACCGATGTGCAGATCCTCAAGCCCGCCGAGTTGCGGGCCGCGATGATCGAGCACTGCACCGACAAGGTCGGCATGGTCGGGCTGATCGGCTGCTTTGACCGTGCCGTGCCGTGGTGGGAGGCCCGCGAGGGTCGAGGCGCCGCCATCGACGCCCGGATGGGCCTGTTGGACTTCGGCCGCACAGGACCGTGCGCCTATCTGGACGGGCTGCTGCTGGCAACGGCGCAGAACCTCACCTGGGACGAGTCGTACACCGGGTTCCACATGTACGACCACGACATCTGCGAGCAGATGCTGGCTCGCGGTCTGCCGAACTACTGCATGCCCGGCGGGTTCGCGGTGCTGCATAACACCAGCAACCCGTCGGACGTGGCGCAACTCGACGGCTGGGACGCGGCCGTGACCAGGTTCCGCGGCAAGTGGGGGGCAGCTGCATGAACAGGACACACTGCGGTGGTTGCGGCTCGGCGTATCTGCAGCCGTTCCTAGACCTGGGTACATCGCCGCTGGCCGACCGGTTCCCGGCGACCGCCGACGAACCGGAGGACCGTTATCCGCTGCAGTTGACGGTGTGCACGTCCTGCTGGCTGGTCCAGTTGACCGAGATCGTGCCGGACGGGCTGCTGTACGGCGAGGACTACGCGTTCTTCACCGGCTCGTCGCCGTCGGCGGTGTCGTACTTCGTCGACTACGCCGCGCAACTGGCCCGGCAACTCGACCTGGGTGCCGACAGGTTCTTGGTGGAGATCGCCTGTAACGACGGGACGATGCTCGCCGAGCACGAATGCCGCGCTCTCGGCGTCGAGCCCGCCGACGGCCCGGCAGCAATGGCGCGAGCCAAGGGGCTGACCGTGATGCACGAGCCGTTCGGGCTGGAAACGGCCCGCCGAATCGTCGCCGACCATGGCGCCGCTGACGTGGTCGTGGCCAACAACGTGGCCGCGCACGTGGCGGATCTGCACGACTTCTTCGCCGGCGTCGAGCATCTGCTCGCCCCCGACGGTGTCGCCGTGATCGAGGTGCAGTACCTCGCGGATCTGCTCGCCGGCGGCCAGTTCGACCACGTCTATCACGAGCACCGCTACTACTTCACCGCCGACTCGCTGGCGCGGGTGGCGGCCCGGCACGGTCTCGCCGCCCGGTCGGTGACCCCGACCCCGGTGCAGGGCGGGTCCATCCGGGTGATGCTCGGTCGAGGCAAGCCCGTTGAATTGCCCGAACCGTCCTGGCTTCGTCAGCCGTCCACGTTCATGAGCCTGCAAGGCCGGGTCGAGCACATCCGCACCCGACTGCTGGCCCTGCTCGACGAACAGATCGCCGCCGGCCGCAAGATCGCCGGATACGCGGCATCGGCGAAATCGGCGACCCTGCTGAACTTCTGCGGCATCGGACCGGACCGGCTCGACCACATTATCGACACCACGCCGCACAAGATAGGCCGCTATACACCGGGCTCGAAGATCCCCGTCTGCGGCCCTGGGGAGCGCCCTGAGCCCGACGTGTACCTGCTGTTGGCCTGGAACTACCTGCCGGGCATTCTGCGCCGTGAGGCGGCGTACACGGCCGCTGGTGGCCGGTTCCTGGTACCTCTGCCGATGCCGGTGCTGCTGTGAGGGCATTGATCACCGGGGTTACCGGGCAGTCCGGCTCGTATCTGGCCGAGCAACTTCGCAACGACGGCCACGAGGTGTGGGCGCTGCTGCACGGCCAGTACCACCCGAAGAAAGCTTGGGTTGAGTCGCTGGTGCCCACCATCCGCTGGGTTCCCGGCGACCTGCTCGACCCGTCGTCGCTGCACCGGGCGCTGGAGACGGCCCGCCCGGACATCGTCTACAACCTGGCCGCGATCACGTTCGTCGGCATGAGCTGGGACCAGCCGACGCTGGTCAGCGAAATCACCGGTCTCGGCGCGCTACGGATGCTCGAGGCGATCCGCCAGGTCGACCCGCAGATCCGGTTCGTGCAGGCGTCCTCGTCGGAGATGTTCGGGTCCAACCCGCCGCCGCAGAGTGAGGCGACGAAGTTCCACCCGCGTTCGCCCTACGGCGTGGCGAAACTGTTCGCCCACTTCACCACCGTGAACTATCGGGAGAGCCACGGGATCTTCGCCGCCACGGCGATCATGTTCAACCACGAGAGCCCCCGGCGCGGCCCCGAGTTCGTCTCGCGGAAAGTAACAACAGCGGCGGCACGGATTTCCCGCGGTCTGGACCGGACCGTGCGGCTGGGGAACATCAACTCGTACCGCGACTGGGGTTACGCCCCGGACTACATGAACGCCGTCCAGATGATCGGCAACCATGCCGAGCCGGACGACTTCGTGGTCGCCACCGGCGACTCGCGCCAAGTCAGAGAACTGTGCGAGGTCGCGTTCCGCGAGGTCGGCCTGGACTACCGCGACCATGTGGTGATCGACCCGCAGTTCTACCGACCGGCGGACGTCGAATACCTCCGCGGCGACGCCACCAAGATCCGCGACGTGCTGGGCTGGCGGCCGACGGTGCCGTTCGAGGAGATGATCGCCCGAATGGTCAAGCACGAACTGGCGCAACTGTGAACGCGCTGGTCTCGATCGTCACCCCCACTATGCCGGGCCGTGAGGCCCTGCTGCTGGACCGGTGTGCACCGTCGGTGCGAGCACAGACATGGCCGCATGTGGAGCATGTGATCGTGTCGGACCGGAACCCGGGCCTGGCCGAGAAGATGGCCGAATACCCGGACATCCGATTCGTGCAGATCAACGAGACGTGGCGGGATGGGCATGCCGACCACTGTCCCGGCGCGCTGCCCTGGCAGGTCGGCTCCTTGTTGGCGCTCGGCGAGTACGTCGGGTTCGTCGGCGACGACGACGAGCTGCTGCCTGACCACGTCGCCCGGCACGTGGCCGCGATGAATGAACACGATTTGCACTTCACTGTCTCGCCGGTGCAGTTCCGGATCGGCGGGCAGGACAGGTTCCTCGTCGGTGACGACACGTTCGCGGTCGGGCACGTCGACTCGGACGGGATCATGTGCCGCGCCGAGGCGCTGCGGACCGCCACCTGGCGGCTCGGCGTGGACGCTCCGGACGCGCTACTGCCGCACGATTGGTGCGTCGGCGGATTGCGCGGAATGTTCATCGGCGGCGACCCGACCGCGATCCACCACGACGGCTGGGCAGCCAGGTAAGGGGATCGATCGTGCCGAACCTGTACGCCACCGCCGAGGAGCTCAAGGCCCGATTCGGCCTTCCTGACAATCTCGAGGACACCCTCATCGAATCAGCGTTGGATGCAGAATCCCGGGAAATCGACCAACACTGCCAGCGCATCTTTTACATCACTGGTTCCACCACGGCAACGTTCGTCGCCAAAGACCGATACCGCCTCAAGCCTGCCGACACCGACGTGTGGGTCGGCGATATCGTCACCATCACCAGCCTCAAGACCGATGCTGCCGGCGACGGGACATTCGAGACGACCTGGACCGCGTCGGACTACCAGCTATGGCCGGTGAACGCGGCCAATGGCCCGGAGGCGCGTCCGTATACGGAGCTACGCGCTGTCGGTGCTCAGACATTTCCCGTGCCATATAGCCGGTCGCAGCGGTTGAACCGGGTTCAGATCACTGGCACGTTCGGCTGGCCCACGCAGGTGCCGTCCGCGGTCCGGGATGCCTGCCTGATCCTGGCGGCTGAGAGCTTCAAGCTGAAGGATGCCCCGTTCGGCGTGGCCGGGTTCGGCGAGTTCGGCGTCGTGCGAGTCAGGGACAATCCGAAGGCGGCGAAGAAGCTGTACCCGTATGTTCGTGATCCAGTGCTGGTGGGCTGATGGCCACGGTGCAGGAGATCCGCGAGGGCATCGACGACCGCCTCGCCACCATCGCAGGGCTGCGGCACAGTGCCAACGTGCCAGCGGTCGTCAACCCGCCGCACGCATTCGTCAAGCGCCGCCAGACCGTGTTCGGCGTATCCATGGACGGCGAGGATGATCTGACGTTCGCGGTCACCGTCCTGGTGTCGTGGGCCGACCAGCGGAACGCCCAGGAGACTCTCGACGAGTACCTGGCGTCCACCGGCGCGAAGTCCATCAAGGCCGCCATTGACGCCGACCCGACACTCGACGACATCGTCGACTTCGCGCACGCGACGATTGTCGAGGATGAGCGGATCGCCCAGTTCAATGGCACCGACTACTTGGCCGCCGACATTGTCGTCGAGGTGGGCTGATGCGCTGGGTCGTGTGCCACCCCGGCCCCGCGTTCAGCGTCCACGACGTCTACGCCGGCTGGGTCGAGGCACTCGAAGAGCTCGGCCAGCAGGTGCAGATATTCAACCTCGAGGACCGGCTCACCTTCTACGACTCGGCCTACCTCAACGTCGCCGAGGGCCAGTTCCGCAAGGCGGTGCCCCAAGACAAGGCCATCGAGATGGCCGTGTACGGACTGTACGCCCCGCTGTACCGGTTCCGCCCGCACGTGCTACTCATCGTCTCGGCGTTCCTCATCCCGACCGAACTGATGGACATCGCCCGCAGCTACGGCACCAAGGTCGTCGTCCTGCACACCGAAGCCCCGTACGAGGACACCCGCCAGCTCGAGGTGGCCGCGCACGCCGATCTGAACCTACTCAACGATCCGGTCAACATCGACCGCTACCGCGAGCTCGCACCGACCGAGTACGTGCCCCACGCCTACCGTCCGAAGCTGCATCGTCCTGGTGCCGTGGACAAGGATCTGGCGGCGGACCTGGCGTTCGTCGGCACCGGGTTCGAGTCGCGGATCGAGTTCTTTGAGGCCATGGACCTGGACGGGCTGGATGTACTGCTGGCCGGCAACTGGCAACGGCTCACCGAAGACTCGCCGCTACGCAAGTACGTCGCGCACGACATCAAAGAGTGTCTGGACAACGCCGACGGGGTGCGGATCTATCAGTCGGCCCAGCTCGGGCTGAACCTGTACCGCCGCGAGGCCGAGGACGGCGACTCGCACGCCGGCTGGGCGATGGGACCGCGCGAGGTCGAGATGGCCGCGATTGGGCTGCCGTTCCTGCGTGACCCGCGCGGCGAGGGCGACGAGGTGCTGCCGATGCTGCCCCGGTTCGACTCGCCGGACGAGGCGTCCGAGCTCGCCCGCTGGTGGCTGAACCATGAAGGACTTCGGGCCGAGGCCGCACGGCAGGCCCGGGAAGCGATCGCCGACCGGACGTTCGCGAGTAATGCGGCGCGCCTGCTGCAACTGCTAGACAAGGAGTGATCACGTGAGCAGGATCCATGGCCGGAATGGGAGAGTCTATTTGGCTCTAGCTAGCGGCGGTACCCCCGAACCGGTGGCCTACTTGAACAGTTGGACGATCGTGTTCGCCACAGAGAAGGCCGATGTGACGGCGTTCGGTGACGCCAACAAGTCCTATGTCGCCGGCCTGCCCGACGCGTCGGGCGACTTCTCCGGGTTCTACGACAACG